TGAACCGTATAGTAAAACTTATTGACTATAAACCAATTGGATATCAAACCTCTACACTTAACTTTGTTGTTAGCGCATTAGGAACCGGAGAACTTGCTAATCCAGGATTATATACAATACCAAGATATTCATATTTTCAGTTGGGGGGAATACCATATTCTTTTAATGAAGATATAACAATAGCAAAATCACTTAGTGGGCAGACTGAAAATCTATCCAATTTTTCTAACGAGAAACTATTATATCAGGGCAAATATGAGGAATATCCAACATATACCGCAATAGGACAAGAGGGTGAAATTGTATATATGGTTCCTGGAGATAATGTATTAATTGATCATTTTAATATTGATGTATATGTAAAACCAAACCCATCAGATGGTGGTGATTGGGAACAATGGGAATCTACACCATCCCTTTATCTTGAGAACGCAAACGAAAAGAAGTATGAAATTAGATTTAATGAAAACAAAAGGTATGAAATTAAATTTGGTAATGGAATAAATGGAAGAAAGCTGGATGCTGGATCGAGTGTTGCAATTTATTATTTACGATCTAATGGAACATCGGGAGAGGTTGGTGTTGGAGTACTTAATGGAAAGAGCTTAAATAAGTATACAACCACACAATTTGATTCAATACTAACGGATGTAGTGGCGGGAGAATATTCTTTTCTTACTACCCTAGCAAGTATTATATTTAATAATACCAATGTTTCTACATATTCCAGTACAGAAGAAAGCGTTGATAGTATAAGAAGCAATGCTCCGGGAATTTTTAGATCTCAATATAGATTAGTTACCGAACTTGATTATGAAAACTATATTAAAACAAATTTCGCTAATTTAATTAGCGATGTATCGGTGGCTAACAACTGGAAATATCTATCACAGCAAATGAAATATTATTATGATCTTGGTATAACTAATCCTAATATGGTTTCCAGGGCATTATTTAATCAAGTAACCTTTGGTGATTCCTGTAATTTTAATAACATTTATATTATTGTAGTACCTAAAATAAACGCCAATTGGTCACAACCAATATCATTTTTATCACCCGCACAAAAAGAACTAATAATTTCCTCAATGCGTAGTGAGAAGGTATTAACATCTGAAACTATAATGGTTGATCCTGTTTATGTTTCCGTGGGGTTGGGAATATCTAAATCCGGTGGTGCAATAACAATTGCGGATGTAAATAACACAAGATTGCAAATCATTAAAGAAGCAAGTTCTAGAAGAGACAATTCTTCAATTCAACTAGATGTAAAAAATATATTTTTAACCTACTTTAATAGACAAAAAGTTAAGTTGGGACAAACCATTGATATTAATCAACTAACTTCTGACATATTATCAGTTAATGGAGTTAAAACGTTTTATACTCAACGAATTGACGATAGTAGCATCAAAGAAGAAAACCTTTCAATGATTGTATGGAATCCAATATATACTAGTAATGTTACTTCAATACGAAATAATTATACGTTAGAATATTTTATGTTTCCGTATTTATATGATATTTCGAACTTTAGTAAATATATCGCAGTGGATAGCGAATCTACCGTTTATGAAAGTGTCGAATACTAATGGGGATTTATGCTAAGTTATTATACGCTTGAAACTTATACTACTACGATGTATGGAATAACTTCCGATTCATCGTCAGTAACCTACTATCCTACAAACAATACGATATTTATCGTTGAATCTAATCCTGGAACTCCCAGCACAATTATTAATATTTATGAGCACGATATAAATATTGGATTACAACGTAAAATTACAACAACTGGATTTCTTGATATTGAAGGAATATGTTGGGTGTCTGGAAATACTTTTGCGGTAATTGAAGAAAGAGAATATACTGGTCAACCAAATAATACACCATCAACTTCTGCCGCTCTATATAAATTTGATATAAATTCTGACACAACAACTATTGCTGCTTCTGATTGTATGATGATTACTGTATCTGCTGAGTATTTTTCAAATAAGGGATTTGAGGGTATAAGTTACGATAACATTAATAATAAATTTTATGCAGTTAGAGAAGGAATGGAAACTGGTAGTTTGGGAGCATTTACACCGGGAATTAGTTCAGTGGCTGTTTTTTCTATTACAATGGATGGTGTTGCAACTCAACCATTTGATGCTATTAGTGCACTATCAGGAGTATTTCAAGACTATCCTACAAAGGGAGATTTGGGTGATGTTTATTACGATTCAGCGGCACAAGAACTTTACACTATTAGTGATTTAGCTAGTGCAATATTTAAAACAGATTTAAGTGGTAATGTTTTAGACACTTTATATCTTACATCATATGGAGTTTCGGGATTGGTTGGACAACTTGAGGGTATTACATTTAATAGTGACCTATCAGAAATGTATATTACCGGAGAACCAACTACTTATATGCGATTTGTTTATAATAGTCCACCAGTAATACCATTAACTGGAAATGTATTAGACGATATAGTATTTACAGAAGTTCCGTTGCCATCAGAGGTAACACATTCAACATCAACACCATTTACCGTTTCTATTACGGCTAGTGATTATGACACACATACTATTATATTGTATTCACAATATTCTAGGTCCGCACCATATCAGATAACACAAAGTAAATGGAGTCATTTATTACCACAATGGAGATTTACTGATTTAAACGGAAATGTTATTGATAAAATAGAAACAACAGATACCACAATAACAGATTCTTCCGGTAATGCATTATATGTTACTGGCTATGCACAATTTCATTATATTGATGATATGCCAACACTTGATTATACATCTCCTGTTATGTTATGGGCAACAATGGATGTATCAGGAAGACCTGTAAATTATGACGATGAATCTGTTGGTTATTCTAATAGTATGTTAGTACAAGGAACGCAACACTATGTTAATGGTATAAATCCAACATATTTAAATATAACAAAAGATGGAACAAAGGATATTAATAAAATAAAATGGGTTGATACTAATTTCAGGTATGTAATTACACCAACCAGTGATGTGCTTACAAATATGTGCAGTAACATAACATCGGATACAATAGTATTTGACTACCCACAGGATACAACATCTTCCATATTAAACATAGAACGCGGGTTTACAAATATTCCTGATAGTTCTGTTACCTTTAATTCAACATCAGCATATTTCGAGAGATATGATGATGATGATTACTATATGGGAGGGGTATATATTAATAGCGTTAATTCTTCGGCATCATCCCTAAATACGCAATTATCTTCGACGGTATCGGTAGAATCTTCTGGATGGTATCGTGATACTCCATTTGCTTGGATATCTAACACCGGATCAAATACATTAAACAAGGTAAATTATCCATATTCTGCGGAGTACACCAACGGAATACTACCCAGTATATCACCATATTTATATGCAACAACAAATAGCACATACTATTCGGCGGTTTCTGGAGAGACAACATTTTGGAGACCAGCAAGCGGATGGATAGATCGATCAAGTGGTGGAATTTTTGGTATAGCAGTAGATTATTGCTATAATGTGTGGACGGTTTCTAATGCTCTATCTGGATATGTTAGTAAGTTTACTTCAAATGGAACCTTGCTTTCTTCTATATATCTTGGCCAAACAATACATTATTCACCTTCAGTAGCACTTGACAGTAAAGCAAATGCATGGGTTACCAGATGGACAGAAGGTTTAGGAACATTTGCTATAAAATATGATAAAAACATGATAGGTACAACACTTATTTTATTGGCATCTTTTCCATTCGTATATTCTGGATCAGATTATATATCTGCCAGACCAGTTCAAATTGATACTGATACCGAGGACAATGCTTGGGTTACATATTCACATCCATTGTGCAGCAGCTTGGCTAAATATACCAGTGCTGGTGCTCTTATTACATCAGTGTTTTTCCCATTAAGCGCACAACCGCAAGGTATGGTTGTTGATCCATCAGACAATTCGGTATGGGTTTGTGAAGAATATCAGAAACAATATTTTCCATATACAGAAGAACAAACAGCAAGTGGTGGAGCAATTCAAAAATATGACTCTATGTGTCATCTTGTAAGTTCTTTTGAAAATATACCACATCCTGCATATTTAACAATAGATCAAAACTCCAATCCTTGGTTTACTTTTGGTGAATCCGCAATTGGTTGTATAAGCGGATATGATGTTATTAAAAGAAATATTGCCAATGAGAACATAGTAGGTTACGGTTTAGAATACTCCACAGCAGATAATGCAACATCAGCTCTAAGTGCAAATCTTGAGGGTATAGCATGTGATTCAAGAGAAAGAATATGGGTATTAAATACGACGGAAGCAAGGGCATATATTCTTTCCATAAACAACATAAGCGCGGTTGATTCGTTCTTGATATATCCTCGTAGTGCTATCGAACGAGGAATACAGGCGTTTGGTGATTGGACAGGATATCAAATGATACATAAATATGTTGATACTCCTAAAACATATAGTGTTTCCGGAACGAGTGCATTGTTTGATATTTATGCAAATGCAGACGATATTAATATTAGAAAATTTAATGAAAGTTGGGACTCAACAAAACAAATGAGGGACTATGCATTGTCCGAACACATTTATAACAATGTAAATTTATTTAATACATATCTAGACACAATGGTTGGTAATAAGACCGATACTAACACTTCTCTTGGGGGAAAATCATATGAAAAGATTGCCAATTTTGTAAATAATAATTCTAATATAAATACCTGTGAAATAGATCAATTATATTCTATATCAGAAGAAGTAGATGTACCAATTGATAATTATAAATTTAACTATCCGCCATCACTAAAACGATTAATTAATATTGCTTCAATATCACATAATAATCTTTGGGGAACACGTTGTAAGTGTAATACAAATTTTGTAAGAAATAAAGCGGTATGTAGCGTTTGTGGACATGATCATTGTTTTAATAGGGGAACCGATATTATAGATCAAGCAACATATATGGTATCCGGTGGGGTTGCATTTGTTGTGCAGCCTATTTTTGGTCAGGAAACCTATGAAACGGTTCTTGATACTACACACGCACTTACTGGTGTGGCATTATCATCAACAAGTAGTGTAGCATGGTTACTTTCAAGTGATTATGCAACTTATAAATTTTACAAGTATATACCAACTCTTTGTGATGTTCAAGTCGAGGGAGTTATTAATTGGGATGACGATTATACTACACTGTCTGAAACTAACTCTTCATTGTCTGCATGGTATACCAATTATGGAATTATAGATAGACTCTTAATGGATAATTTATACGGAGGAATAAACACATAATGGCTATTTTATCTACATATTCCAAAACACAAGATACATCCAGATCGAATTATATTACTAATAAAGAATATATGGAAGGTATCAAGAATAATACCGCAGTAGTGGTACCGGAAGATAGTAGGGTTCCGTTTACCTATCAGGAATGGGTTCAAAGAAATTCCGGAATTATACCTGGAAAGGAAACCGTTCAATATAATCAATATGTTAAAGCTTGGTACAATAACACATATACAAACACCGATACCACAAATGATTTGCGTTCAGATTATATATCTTTGCTTAAGGAATTAAAATTATACGGAAACGAGGAAGATAAGAAATGGCTTGAGGATATAGATTTTGATGATCCATTGGATATTGACGACGCAATTCCATTGTTTGTTAAGAAACTAAGAGAGATATCAATATATTTTATTAACAAACGGGAAGCAATAAAAAAGGCTAAACTAAAATATAATATGGTTGGTTCTGAAAATGCATTAAGAACCCTATTTTATGAATATCTATTAAAGGCATTTACACAAAGAGATTATGTTTTAAATGTTCCAGAACAATCAGCATATGATACATTTCCAGATTTGTCTGCTATATCTACTGGATTTAAAATCATATTAGAAGAATTGTATGATGATACAAACTATTATGATAAAGATCCAACGGTTGCTGTTTCTTCATATTATGATCTCGAATCCGCAACAGTATCATCATATTTTGATAGTTTAGGGTTTGAAATTTCGGCGTTGAACTGGTTATACGGAACGGGAGTTAATGCGTTAGATGCAAACAATCCATTATTATGGACAATAAATACAGTACTGAAATCCCATGGAGTTTCTGATGTATCCGCATTACCATTATCTGCATATTCTGAGTTCAATAGAGAAGTATTAAATGATTATGTTAGGTTTGATGCTACCAAGAAATATATTGGAGAGAACCAATACATATTATCGGGTGGTTATTATGTTTCTGATACTCGTACTGTTGAACATACTTTGGTGTCCGGAAATAACTGGTTCTACTTCCCATCTGGAGAATACTTCAGGGAATATGAACAAGACATTGTATTTGATCCTATATATTTAAGCGCAACATCATTAATAAACGATGGGGCAATAGCCGCCAATAATTATAAGTTTGCTGATAAGATTTTTATCCAAAATAACAACGCAATTTCTGGTTCTTGGTTAAAGTATACTTCTGAAAATATATTAGAAGATACTATGAAGGCAACACTATTTGAATCAAGAAACACAAGATTTAGATTTCCATATCCAGGATATGGAACAAGTGGGGATGGATTGGATTGGAGCGGCCCATTACTAGAAAATTCATATTATATAGATACATATGATGATTCTATATTAAACAAATATTGGAAAACAGTTCCAGTTTCAGCTATCAATCCTATAAACATAAATGATACCAAGTTGATTGATATTGGTGCTATTCCGTCACAAACACATTTAAGTGCAGATAAAATATCAGTAAGAACAACTACGGTATCAGATGGAATACATGATTTCAATCCAGATACATTATATTCGGGTCCGTTTGATCGGGCATGGTTGTATAAAATGATTAATACTGATATACCAATATCAGTCGGTAAAACATTTATTAACTGGCCATTACACACATATAATCCAGACAATCCTGACCTACCAATGAATATACTTTCCAGTCAATGTATTCCTATTACATTATCATCAATAAGCGTTGAAACTGCAATTGTCGGTGCTAGATCAGGATATGGATTATATGACAGTGATATGATATATAAACTAAATGCACCAAATGGTTATCCTGTTGAGTGTGCATGGCTAAGTGGACTGGACTTAAAGACATTGGCTGGCAGCAATTCTACGCTTGTTTATAATGCAACTGGAAAAATACAACCATCACTTACATTGAAATGTAAACCCGGAAACTATGAAACATTTGTATGGCAAGATTCTTCAATATTTATAGACGAGACTTCTATTGTACATTATAATCATCAAGTGGATTGTCTATATTACATAAACGATCATAAATCAATTCATGATACTAAAAATATTGGTATCGTAGACTTAGCAACGAACGGTATTGGCGATTGGAATGACTGTACTTGTAGAGCAATAAAATATTCTCCATTAGGACATCCTGGATCTAATTATAGTGATTATTCATATATGACTGATATAGTATTTGTTGATACACAGTTCCCTGAACATTTTGATTTGGATTCATGGAGAGGAACAGATTCGTTAGGATATAAGTCAAGCAAGGATTTTGCATTCTATCAAGTATCAGGAAATAATCCCGAACCAGATGTTGGTTGGGGTGCGGGTCAATGGAAAACCGGAGATGGATCTAGATTTCGATTTGAAACTGGTGTTGTGTACAAATACCTACGAAGTAATTTACTTAGAAATCCTGGAGACCTAATCGTTGATTTTGTTCCTAATTTAATTATAAAACACAAGCACACAAATACTACCAAAGCAGAATGGATGAAAGCCACACTAGATACTGATGGTATTTGGGAAAAGAGCACGTCAGCATCACCAATGGTATTAAATGCCGGTGATTTTATTATGTATGATCATATAGATTCTAATTGGTATTGTTTAACAAGTGACGATACCAGAGGATCTACCGTTGGAACATATTTAGCATCCAGTGTAAGCATAGAAGCTAATCCATGGTATACTAGCAACCATCTTACAACTGGTCAGTACGTGGATTATGTGTGGCCAGTAGGATTTTATGATGATGGTCCAGAACATTCCGCAGCAGAATTAACCGCTGTTGTTTGGAATTTGATTAAGCCAGATTCGACTAATGTTGAAACAATAAAAATATCACCAAACAATAAATTTTCATATCTTATTGATCAGATTGGGGAATATCAAGTTTCTGGTATTGGTTATGGTCCATTTGCACCAGAAACGTTTGTGGTTTTACCGCCAGTAAGCGGAGTTAATTTTGATTTAACCACAGAACTAAGCGGTAGTCTTGGTATTACAACCAGATATAATGACAGAATTAATGCAGTAATAAATATACCACTTAGTGGATGGGATTATACATCAAATGTATATAATGTAACTGCCGTTGGTGGAAGACCATTTTGGGCAGTTTCATATGATAATTCATCGGGTCAAACAAAACAAAAAGGAACAATGACATGGGGCGGTGGTATTCGCACACCAATTGATGATTACACATTTATAACACAACCGGATATATCAAGATTATCTTTGGTAGAAAATATATATGTTGATTACAAAAATAATGGAACCGGGAATATTATTTGGGAAGAACCTATAGAATTTAAGATTAATTCGGAAAGCAAACGTTGGTGTGATCTTGTTATTAATCCGTTATGTACATCACCATTGAGTTCTTATTTAGATAACATAAACACAGAAATGGTTATATCTGCAACAAACAATCCTTCTGATATTATATTAAGTAACGAATCAGAAATGTTTGTTAATTATTGGGCAAATTCCGCAATCACATGGAAACAGGCATTAGTAAATTCGACGAATGGAATACCACCAACAGGTGGATTATGGGTTGATTATATATCTGGAACATTAGTTGATGCATTAGTTCCATATGCAAATATTTTAAATCGACATTTTCCAACAATAGCCACAATACCATATATTGGGGATTTGTATTCCAGAGAAGATGTTGGGGGATATTTCCTACCAAAACTTATGGGGCTAACCACATATATTGGTAAAGGATATACAAACACTATTTATACTGATGATCTGGAAAATACATATAATAGAGAATTATCAGCGATATTTCAGAATCCTGCATTATATACCAGAGATGCTGGGGTATCTAATAAAACACAAATTAAACCAATATCTTCTACGAATATAGATTCTAGTTGGTTGAAAACCGGGATTACACTGGATTCATATTCCGGTACGTCCGATGAGTTACCGGGATATTCAGAGTTTATTCCTTATCAAACAAAATATGAAAGCACCGGATTTAATTATAACGGATTTAAAATTCAAAATGATAAATATGATCCTTGGTCTGGAGCATTGGATAATACTTGGAATGACATCCAAGCATTCCCAGAGAATTTTAGAGGGGAACATAATATTGATTCTTGGTACGGTAACATAGAAAATCAAAATAAGTTTGTATATCAATGGAAAACCGATATATTTGGAAATCAATATTTTCTATTAAAGGACAGAGCACTAGAAACAATATACACCAAAAATAATGCAACTGGATATATGTGGACTAAAAACACAGATGGAAACGCGGTTTCCGCTTCAGTATCACTAAGTTCCATTTATAATAACTTCGGATTATTTACTTCTGCTGTATCATCTGATATATTAAACGGGCAAATAAGAGATTTTGATATTTGGTTTGATACAATTATGGTATATACCACTGGGCATTTATTGTTTGAAAAGATAAAATATGACTATGATACTTCCAGAATATATTCTATAGCCGATGACGTTCATATTATAGATCTATCGAGTAATAACAACGGAAATTATGGTGGGGTTTGGTTATTTGATGAAGAAAAACACGTTACAATTTGTACTGTGGCATCATCTGATTATGCTGATAATGTAATATATCCTAAATTGTATAATTTAGACCTAGAATCAAATATATTAACAACTATTTTTGATGGTAGAAACAATGTGGAGTGTAATGAAATATCCTCTGTATTATTAAGTTCTGTAGAACAGCCTGTGTTCTCCTATAATAACATTAATAATACATATAATATTTCGTTTGTTGGGTATTCCACATATTATGGGGATGGAATGGTACTTACCACTATGAATATACGTAATACTATAGATGATACATATACTGTTGACATTTCGGCAATAACACCAGTGCAATCATAGGTTGCTATACATCACTTTAGGACTAAATAATTAAAATAGGATATTATTATGGCAAAAGATATTGCAGTAGCTAACTTTACCATTACCCCACTAAGCGGGTTTGTGGATAATGGTAACAAATTTACATTAGATTGGGAACTTACCACAACACAAACTGATGTATTATCTGGATTTACTAGAATATTTAGATATGTTGGTGATTATCCACCCGATCAAATCAGCGAACCAGATTTAAGTGATTATACCGTTATTCACGAAACTTCTGGGTTGGACGTAATGACATATGATGATGATTTATCCGAATATACTTCTGAACAATTATCTCAAATTTTTACATGTAAACGGAAACTTTTTTATGCCATCCGTGGTATAGAATGGACAGAAGCAGGTAGTTTTGTTTACTTGGATTCGTTTTCTTTTATTGCTATCTCCAATCAGGGGTCGGTAAAAGCTACTGACGACCTAAACACGGTTACCAACACTGGTGTTATGGCATCCGTAAAATCCTCTAAATCTCAGGTAAAATATAATACATTATATGATGAGGGGCAAAACGTATGGGCTGCACATTATGGTGATTTGGGGGTAAAGTGGCTATCCAGAACAACCATTGATCCAAATACCACTCGTACTGCTTTTTATGGTGGTACTGTATGGTATGCTGATCGTTGGTCATCATATGTTCTTAGAGTAAAACTACATAACGGAGAAGTTGAAGGAAGATATTCTATTGGGGATGGAATGATAAGAGGAATCGCAGTTGACCCCGAAACTGGTGATTGTTATGCTGGTGGTAGCAACAATACATTGTATAAAATATCCTATTCTGATGACACCGTACAACAGATTGCTCATATTAATGAATCTATACCAACTTTTAGTTACGGAATGGTACATTATGGTGGAACATTTTATGAATCCAGATTCAGAGAAGATGGGCTTACAGGGGTAGTTAATTATACTTGGGTATTAAACGATAATGGAACAGTAAATGGTTATAAGTCTGGAGCAACAAATGCTGGATATGGAATTACAGTTGGAGCGGATGGTATTGTATGGATTAACAAATATATAACAGAATTTGCATCTGCATTTGAAACACATAATCCTATTGTAACGGAAACATATGAAATATCAACATCAGATTGGCAGGCAAGCAGAGGTATTTGTACAGATTTTCCACTTACGTCTGATATAGAGGATTACAATGTTTACGCCTCTGTTGGATATGCACAAGGTCCATGGGATAATAGGGTATATAAAAAACATTGGAATGGATCAACATTTGATGCAACCACAATATATCACAGAATATCTTCTGTTTTTGGTGTCGGAACAGATTCTGAAAATAATGTATGGTGTGTTGGTGATACCAATAAACTGTTTAAAATATATTCAGATGAAATACATGGAACACCAACAAATAGTTTTCCGTCTGGTGGATATTGTACATATCTTAATGTACCATATACAGAATGGAAACAACCAACTACAAGTTGGAGAGAATTAGATTATGTATTAACAAGAGATCCAACATTAATGACTGTATCTGCTGCTGGTGCGTGGGATACTATTGTAGAATCGCTAACAACAGCAGAAACTAAAACAGCAACAGTTGGGGGAGATTCATTATCATATACAGTAACATCATGGGGAAAACGTATTATTGGTATTGACGACAAGAACCGAAAAGAAAATGCACAGGATTGGATTGATACTCATGGAGCATACAGTTTCAATACCAGCGGAATACGACTTTATCCATTATATGACAACATCACAAATGAGGGGTTGGTAGAAATAGATAGCGAATATGGTGCGGCATACCAATATAGTGATTTTACTGGTGCAGCAAATTCACAATTGTCTGATATTACTGATCTTATTGAATACCCATCAAATATATTAAGTATGCATCCAGACTACATTTCCCCAGAAATAACAATACGTTTTGGTTATGTAAATAGTACTCCAAAATTAACCGATGGAAACTATTGGGACGCACTAGCGGTTTCTAATGGAAATAATATATCTGGATATGATGACTTAAATGTTAGATGTGATATAAGCGTTAATACCAACAGTTTTTCATTAACTGGATATCATTATAATTTCGGAGATAGGGTTCTTGATATTGGAGGAGATACAAATACATCAGTATTTTTAAATGATACTGAAATATTTAATGAATATACTTATCATGATCCATCTAAGAGTGGAAAGCCAGCATCACGATTTAGTGGTGGTCCGGGAGAAACCAATGGAATATATTCCGTTGAGGTATCTGCCACTGGTAATATTAATTGTTATTTAGTTTCTGGTGTTGATCCAAACTATAACGTTCCAGTGTCTGCTGGTGCAACAGGAACAGTAGAGGCTTGGGAGAGGTGGCCTACTGCTAGTCAAACAGTTATACCATACGACAATGTTGCATTACGTAGTTCACTCTGGTCAGATTTAACACAAGCATTATCGGTTGGTGTTATAAACGGAATAGTTTCGGGATATGATCCAGTATCAGCAGTATTTAACGATCAATCAATAGCAAGAACCTGGCCGCTATGTGCATGGGATTTTACTTTTGGTGATGGATCATCAGATACATACGAAACAGAAGATGCTACATTTGCACCAAGAGACACCCAAACATTAAACAATGAGATAACCTCACATGTTTACTATAGGGTGGGAACGTATTATGAAACTATGTCTGTACGAGCAAGCAATACAAATACGGAATCTGCCGCACTTGATACCATGAACGTTGCTGTAACAACAGAAATTCAGGTAAAAGAAAATCCAGCATATGCAAACTTTTTAGTAATGGCGGTGTCAACAGTTTCTGCTAATTATAGTGATGATATAGAAAACCCAATAGAGGATTATCTATCAGTAGATCAACCACCAGTTGGCATAATGAGTGCCTTGATTTCTGGATATGCTCCTAATCTGTCCATAACATTTATGGAGTCTTCAGTTCCACACTCATTACCAATAAGTGCATATAATTGGAATTTTGGTAACTGGTATAGCGAATCAACTATGACTAGTGCTATAACTGCTGGTACTATACTTACGGATTATCCATCATGGACAACAGAAAGGACTAACCATATGATTACGCATACATATGTTATGCCGGGAGTGTATGATGTTTCTTTATGTGTAGAAACAAGCACCACAAGTATGGAAAGTTGTTGTGCCAGAAACAATTTTGTGTATGTTGAGGAAATACCACCAAGTAATTGTGATATACGGGCGAGCAGGGCACTAACAGGACTCTTTACGGATCTTAGTGCAATTAGTGGAGATATAGGAACAATATATTTTAACCTATCATCCCTTATTCCCGGATCTTTTCCTATCGGAATTATTGATTGGGACTTCGGGGATAGTACCGATATAGAAAGAGTAACCAGAACACCATTTACTAGTATTATTAGCGGAGCAACTGCATATCCAAACGATATAACAGACCCAAGAAATGTTTTTGTATCACATAAATACACAACATTGGATACATTTGATGTGTATACTTCCGCGTATGCGGCTAATACTAATACATATATTTCTTGTTCGGGATCTATCGGACCATTTGATGATTTTGTTAAATTATCAGGAAAGAGGCATTTAATAAGTAGTAGAAATAATGAAGATAATATCTTATTTGTATTTGAAGATGAACTTCAAAATAAAATTTACAATGTAGCATTGTCAGGATAATATGAATACAACATCAGTAACAGAATCTAATCTTATATCATTATCCGCCGATTACAGTTATAAAACCGGAGTTGGGTTTATTCCTGTACGGGATTATTATAACGATGGATATACTTTTGTAAATAATCCAATTTTTAATTATGCAAAAGATGTTAGGTTTGCCAACGACACATTATTTTTTGTAACGTCAGCAGGAACCTTTGGCAATTTTATTGAGTCTGATCAGGGAGATGCTGTTTTCTCAACACTTGTTTCATATATTTCATTATCAGCAAATGGTAAATTCATAACAAATGTAAGTAATGCATTATATCTTTCGGGTGACGGTGTTACACCAACAGATGAACAACTGTTCCGATTAACTATTAGTGATGGATCGGCAGCAATTTCATATGGTAAAAAGTATTTCACCGTTAATAGAACCGCACCATGGAATATAACACTAGCAGATGCTATACAAGGCGATCCATATCATCAGCAAGTATTCGATTATTGTGTTGTTGATGACACTATTGCGCTATCAACTAAATTTACAACCAATGAATCTTATGGTCCATCTGTTGTAAAGAAATATATTTCATATAGTAGCGTAACCGATACAATTCGTGCTATTGGTATAATATCTGATGATGATTATGATCCAAGTAATCCATACATATTTACGATGGGTCTATATGAAGATAATTTACAAATAGGGTTTTATGATAATGTTGGGTGGGTAAAATATTATAACGAATATTATAACAAGCAAAATAATACCAATGCAGAAAAGGAAGAAACTGTTTTTAATATAAAACAAAACTATTTGGTGGATTGTCCGTATAAAACAAAGGTTAATAATACTCATGGTGCTATGAACATTAACATAGCCAATTTAAAAAACATACAAACACCTGAATACGAAACAACACAAACTCCATATATTTGTGGTAATACTCTTGTACCAGTAACTTCGGCTAATAAAAACGATGCGCTTAAACGAAGAGAATATGAAAAAATATTTACAGGAACAAATCAGGATTATGGGTTTGAAAATCCATATTTAGGCTTTACTGCGAGCACCAAAGAAGTTGTTTTTAAAAAGGACAATGTTACATATTTTCATTATCCTAAAACCGCACTTGCTGGAATTGCACTGTCTTCAATGGGAATAGAAGATAGTGGCTCTACTGCTGGAACAACACCATTCCGAGCAGATAAAATATGGAAGAAAAATGCTAACTATTCCAAAAACATTTGGTGGGGAGATTCCATACCTTGGCAACACGGAACTTGGTTATGTTCGTGGTTATCAGGCAACGAAGTTAATAAGGCATGGATGGATAGATGGTTTTATCCCGGTTATGTAACATTAATACATGCAATATCAAGTAACACAGATACATACACCGTAGTACCAAATAGCGGTGATCTTGTTTGGGACGAACCATCACGAATGACATTTGATGGTGGAGTCTGGTATAAATATTATCATTTTGGTGAATTGGGTAATAACAGTGTTGTATCAACATTAACAGGTGATGGTACCGAATTAAAACTTAACTTAAAAAATTGGGCACCCACAACAGAAGACAGTTCTCCATATAATAATGACGGAACAATAGAAAACTATAAGGCGGGAGTTATAAACGGAAACGCAATAGTATTAAATGGTGTTGATCAGGACTGCATGGTTCCATACAATAGTAGTTATTTCTTAACCGGAGATATGAGTTATTCTGTTTGGATAAAGACCAATAACTGGGGTAACTGTAAAGCCAAGAATCTTGTGGGAACAGAATTCCGAGGTGGTTGGGGATTGGGATATACAAACGGCTTTAGTAGTTCTATATATCCTGTTTATGATACAACATATGGTCACGTAGTTTTTACTAACATAAACGATAAAATGTATTTTGACAGACTATTGCCTACCAGCGGAAGTGAACTTACAGAAGCAGGAAATCCAACAGTTATATGCTTGGATAATAATTTGTATACATGGATTCTCGATGATAAGTACAAGAAGGCACATATAATAGATTATAATGGAGACATTGTTAAACAAATAACCTTTGACAGTAGCGTTACACTTAGTGACATGGCAATAAATAGTGCTGGAAACGTAGGAATATTAGATACTGTTAGTAATAATATATCAAGCTTTACATTTAACGGAACATTTGATTCGGTGTCTGCGGTTTCGTCTAGTTATATATGTTTTGATTACGACTTATCAAATAACATTGTTGGAACAAGCGGAAATGATATATGCGTGGATAACGACGGAGTAACATGGGTAGCAAACGATGATGGAATATTGAAAGCCGGAACTCTTATATATGCATATTCTGATGCTGTTAGAATTGTATGTGATGCTGATAATTCCATTTGGGGAACCAGTAGCAATACATATATTAAATTAAATTCTGCTGGTAGTGTATTACTTTCGGGGTCTATAGGAAATACAACCACAAACATGGATTTAGGGTTCATTAACGAATACGATGATGGTTTATATTATGATAGGGTATTATTCGTTAATAGTACCGATAATAAGATCTTTAAGTACACAATTAGTGGAGTATACATAAGTGATAACAACCTATTAGATGGTATAAATACAATTCTTTATTCTGATGAAGTTCAAAGTTCTATTTCATTCCAAGCAAAGGGAGATTTTACAGGATATGATTGGCAGCGAAAATATAATTATGTATTAAACGGAGAAACTACATATATAAGAGCAAATACCAATTTTGGTAATTTATTACTATCTGCAACGTCTACGCTAAAGTATCCAACTTCCGGTTTGGTAAATAATAAATGGCATCATTTTATGGTACAATATAATTCAGTATCGGGTGAGTGTAATTTGTATGTAGATACCGCATTAGAAGATACGGTGTACGTAAACGCAGGATCAAACATATTCTATTACTATAAAAATCCATTGCTTATTGGAGCCAACGTAGGAAAACGATTGCCACTAGATACGGAACTTTCTATTGATACATTCCATGCCAAGGCAGATTTTAAAGATTTAAGAATTTATAACACAGTTCTCGATAGATCAGATGTAATGCATATTTATAAATTGGAATTGAATTTTTATGATATGACATGGAATATGCCTATAGGATCACAGGAATTTATGGAAGAAATTGAACGGTTCTTTAAGCATAAAGTACCAGGAATTAAATCACAGTACTTTAATATTATATTAAAAGGACTAAATATTACTAACGAGGAAACGCGAAGTTTGATAGAAGATATAATAAAAGATACAGTTAAGAAAATATCACCAGCATATACTGAACTGTATAGTATAATATGGAAATAATATGGCAGATTCATTAAGTCTTGGAGCATCACAAAGAACGGATGTTAGTATACGAATGTTTGCTGTTGCAACACAACAGCAAAGCACCCTATCTTCTGTTGTGTGGTCATGGGATGGAAACACACAATTAAGTGCATATGATTGGGCTACATCTTTAGCATATACAGAAAGTGAACCAATAACGGGTGTTGGAACAAGTACATTAATCTTTGTTACATATGATGATACACAAACATATAATATTGAAGTTTCGGCGGAAAATGGGTTAACTGATAGTTATATATTTTATCCAAGAAGATTTTTTATAAGTCCAATGGAAACAACCACCAGTACAGCTACCCTTAGTGCCATACTTAGTGGTGCAGACGGAACAACAACAGGAATTCCTCCAGTATCATACATCAGTTGGAACTCTGATATTACCGATACATTGGTTTCATATTATATTAAGGGAGTTGTAGCGGATACTGAATATACATTAGGATCGAGTGTTATAGCAGCTAGTGGTGACTATATGTTATTTGATTCCACGGTTCTATCAACCACAGAAACCTATGTAATAAGTGCTGTAAACGGTGATGCTAATAGAACTGTTGGTGAATATAGCTTTACTGTCGATACTACAAACGAGGGAAACACATTAAACATATCTACAATATCCTCAACCGATGGCGGAA